ATAAGAGTGGTCATGGTGAGTTTGTAAAGGGAGTATGGGTATCTGCGAAGAGTATACCAGGTCGTGCCTTCTATTTCGAGACTTATCTACCAGAATATGCAGCAATGTTTGATAAATTACCTATATCTGCGTTTACAACCGACCCAGAAACACCAAAACCTGATATGACCCTACATAATCTTCAGTTTTGGAACTGTATGGACTATGGAGTTGTAGCGGTACAGAAGCAATTTATCGGTTCAATGCACTATGAAGTGATGACAAGAGACTATGGAACGCAAACTGGCACTTATATTTGCACTTTAGACAACTATCACCAAGATGTAGATGCAATTGACTACTCAACAAGTGAACAACCTGCCGAACATAAGTCTCATAACCTCTTAGAATTGGATAATGGGCAGTTTTGTCTCTATCCAAACAACAGAATGAGAATTTTTGACAACAGTATCACTCCTGAGACACCTAAGATTCCTGATTTTAAAGTTTCAACCGTGTATTATCAGGTGGAAAACGGTCATGATCGTGATGGATTAGGTTCAGAAGAGAATTATTTTTGGAAAACAGCAAAAGAACGCAAAAATGAAGATAAAAATCAACTTGAATTAGGATAAATAAAATTAAAATGGAGAAAAATGGTCATTAAAATGGATAAATCACAAGAATTTATCAAATCTGGTCGAAAATTGATCAGTGAGTACGATGCAGACACTTATTATGAGGAAAAAGAGGAAGAAAAACCTCAATTTTTGAAGGAAGGCGAATAAATAAACATAATATTAAAAAACCATTATACATATAATAGCAAAGTATAATATATTTGAATGCCTACCAAAATTTCTCGTGCTTTTAAGGACATAAGTTTATCTTTTACGAGACATCCAGTTACAAATGACATCACCATTCTTAAAAATGAGGATGCGATCAAGAAATCTGTAACAAATTTGTGTCGAACATCGATAAATGAGAGATTTTTTAACCCATTAATTGGAACTAGGATAGGTGAGTCACTTTTTGAAATAAATGATCCAGACATTGCTGAATTTTTGGAAGAAGATATTGAAAATACACTTAAAAATAATGAACCAAGAATAAAAGTTAAGTCTGTTGTTGCAAAAGCACAAATGGATTCGAATGAATTAGACATCAAAATAGAGTATGACATAGTTGGACTACCACTTCCATTGCAAAATATCGAATTTTTACTACAACCAAGCAAATTATAATGTCATTTAATCAATTTACCAACTTAGATTTCAATTCGTTAAGGACTCAGATCAAAGATTACCTGAGAGGTAGTTCAAAGTTTACTGATTTTGACTTTGAGGGATCAAACTTTTCTGTTCTAATTGATACTTTAGCATATAATTCATATATTACGTCATATAATACAAATATGGCTGTAAATGAAGCATTTCTTGATAGTGCAACAGTAAGAGAGAATATAACGTCATTAGCAAGAAATATTGGTTATGTTCCTCGTTCAGCAAGATCTGCGATTGCTAAAGTTAATTTATCTGTGGATTTTGGAACACAAGAAGCACTTTCTGCAACAATTAAGGCAGGAATTTTTGCAATTGGGTCAATTAGTTCTGGAAATTACGTTTTTTCTATTCCAGAAGACATCACAGTGCCCACCAATACAGTTGTAAACAACGCAGAAGACTCAAAAATTGCAAATTTTACAAATATTTCAATATATGAAGGTAATTATATCACAAAAAAGTTTATAGTTGATGCATCTCAGATAAATCAAACATTTATTTTGGACAATAACAACATTGACACCTCTACAATCCGTGTTGAAGTCACATCAGGTGGAATTACCGAGACTTATGAAGAATACAGAAATATTTTTGAAGTTAATGCTAGATCTAGACTCTTTCTTGTACAGGAGATAGCAGATGAAAAATATCAAGTAATTTTTGGAGATAATCTTTTAGGTAAAAAACCACCAAATGCAAGTGAAGTTACAGTTTCATATATCGTTAATAATGGTATTGATGGAAATGGTGCAAGTAACTTTACATTTTCAGGTAAAATTACATCAAATATTGGAGATGTAACAAGTGGTATATCAAACATAACGACCACTCAGACAGCTGAAAATGGAGACGAGATAGAAAGTATAGATTCTGTAAAATATCTTGCTCCAAGAGTCTATGCGTCGCAGTACAGAGCAGTTACAGCAAATGATTATTCAAGTTTAATACCAAGTTTATATGCAAATATCGACTCTGTGACTGCTTATGGTGGAGAGGAGTTAGATCCACCTCAGTATGGAAGAGTTTATATTACGATCAAACCCAAAAATGGAGATGTTATATCTGGAGCACTCAAAGATAATATTAAATCAAATTTAAAAAAATATACTGTTGCTGGAATTAAACAAGAATTACTGGATTTGAAATATCTTTATGTTGAATATGAATCAACCGTTTCTTATAATGCTAGTTTTATTCCAGATAAATCAAATTTAGAAACAAGGATTGTATCTGCGATTCAATCTTATTCAAAATCATCAGATATTAATTCATTTGGAGGTAGATTGAAATATAGTAAACTTCAATCTGTTATTGATAATGTTGATGATGGAATTACATCTAACATCACAAACATTAAAATTAGAAGAAATTTAGTTCCTCTATATAATGAGTTAGCAAACTATGAAATTTGTTATTTAAATCAGTTTCATGCAGATTTAGAAGGATTTAATGTTAAATCTACATCTTTCAAATTGGATGGAGTAAATGGTGACATATATCTCACAGACTTCCCAAATTCAGATCAAAAAACAGGAGTTATTAAATTTTTTACTCTTTCTAATCTTGATGAAGTTATATACGTGAATCAAAATGCAGGAAAAATTGATTATATCAAAGGTGAAATAATTCTCTTTCCAGTGAATATTGTATCTACGGCTTTGAGTGGTAGAATTGAAATACAAGTTATACCAGAATCGAATGATATTGTATCAAAACAAAATTTATACATTGTTTTAGACACATCAGCAAATAGTAAACTAACTTTGATTGAAGATGTAGTATCTTCTGGATCAAATAGATCAGGAAATAATTATATGCCACCATCTAGTTTCATTAGTGGCAAAACGTATGTAAGATAAAAAATGATCGGCACATCAAAATCTAAAAAAGTCAAAATAACAAATATTCTTGATAGTCAAATACTAGACTTCATTCAAGAGGAAAGTCCCGACTTCAAAGATTTTTTAAACCAATATTATGTTTCACAGGAATCTGAATTTGGATCTACATATCTATCTGACAATTTAACATCATTTAAAGATATTAGTGCTACTTCAAATAATATTTTAAATGTTAATGTTCCAAATATTTTAGCTGCAGATCCATCAAGATCTTATGATTCTTCTATCAATGCTTTTGATGATGAAATACCAGTTACCACGACAGATGGATATCCTGATCAATATGGTCTTTTTAAGATTGATAATGAAATCATAACTTACACTGGAAAAACACCTACATCATTTACTGGATGTATTCGTGGTCTTAGTGCAATATCATCAATTGAAAAGTCTGAATACCTTACATTTAGTGAAACTGATAGTAATGAACATTTTACAAATCTTCAAATCAATGTAGATAGTGATGGTAATCCAATTATAGAGGAATATAAAGTAACTGTTGAAAGTAAAGATGAAACACATCCATATTGGAAAGTTGGAAGTAATAATGGATATCTTTTAAACGGAAATCAATCACCATCACTAACTCTTTTACCTGGCCGTACATATAAATTCAATCAATCAGATATTTCTAACAGTGCACACCCAATCAGGTTTTATCTAGAGGCAAATAAAACTACTTCATATGGGTCAAAAATTATCGGTGGTGAGGAAAAACCTGCAAATGAAGTGATTTACTATGCAGATGGTATAAAAGATAAAGTAGATGAGTATTATAATAGTTTTAGCACTGCTTCAGTTAGATATATTCAAATTACTGTAGATTATGGTACACCTATAGTTTTACATTATATGTGCACTAATCATGGTTATATGGGTAATGCTGCTCAAATTAATCAGAATGGTGGAAGACCTGTTTTAAATTTAAGCAGTATTTTTATAAATGAATTCTACAGAAAACATAAATCTCAATTTTTACCAGGTTTTGAAGGGAGAGAATTTGTAGATCAGGTTAACATTGAAAATATTTTAACAAGAGCAAAAGATTTTTACAGATCAAAAGGAACTGATACTTCTTTAGAAATATTATTTAAGGTTCTTTTTGGTAAAAGTGTAGTCATAGAAAAACCTTTTGAAAATACAATTGGTTCTTCAGACTCTGAATGGGTAGTAACCGATAATATGATAGTGGATGTAATTGAGGGTGATCCATTTAAATTAATATCAACTAAGATATTTCAAGGAACATTTGATAATCCGACTGCAGATGGAACTATTTCAAATATTCAAGAAGTATTTTTAGGATCAAAGAAATATTATAAACTATCATTTGATAAATCTGCACATTTTGGTTCTTTTAATATTGGAACTAAAACAAAAATAACTGAAAAAGCACCTGATGGTTCATCTACTATCAATGTTGACTCCACCGTTGGTTTTGGAACTACTGGAACATTCATATACAAATATCTTGATGAATTCTTAGTTGCATCATATACATCAAAATCTGAAAACCAATTTTTTGGATGTACTGGTATTGTAGATGAAGGGATAGCAGAAAACAGTGATATCATAGATGATACTTTTATTTTTGGATATGAAAATGGTGATCCAGAAAAAGTGTGTACCATGAGAATTACTGGAACGATATCTAAACCATCAGAAAATGTCAGTAATTCAAAATATGCTTCAGTTGGAGAATCAATTCGAGTAAATTATCTTGGAGAAAAAGCAACAGGACCTAAATTTGATACTTGGCTCTATAATCATTCTACTGTTTTAGATATTGAAGGTGTTTTTGAGGATACTGACAAAACTAATATTATTACCACTAAAGAACCATTAACTAATTTCTTATATCAGGGATGTAAAGTTGATATTATTAGATATGATTGGGCAGGTGGTACTAATGATGATTCTCTTAGATATGTCCCAACTAGTGTTTCTATTCTTGAGGGAGGAGTTGGATATAGCACAGCAACTAATGTTCCTACAAAATATTTCTTGACCCCAACTGGAATTGGTACAAATTTAACTGTTGGAATTACTACAGCAGAGGGAAGTGATGGTGCAATAAATGGAGTTACAATTATCGATACTGGTATTGATTATAAGAAAGATGAACTAATTGAAATTATTGGTGTTGGAACTGCTGCTGGTGCAATTATAAAAATTGATGATGTTGCTCCTATTGGATTTGGTAAGACTAAACCAAATGATCCAGGATTTGGTGCATTTACAATTGTTGATACAGATGTTGAAATTTCTAATATTAATCCAGAAAATGGTAGAATAACTTTAAGAAAAGGAGGTAAAGAGGATTTTGTTGATAAAATTAGACCACATCAAATTAGAAAAAAACTAGCATATGCAGATTCTTCTTTGGATGAACTTTCTCCAAATTTATTGACTAACATACAAAATACTTACATTGATGATGTTGGTAATACTTACGTAACTTTTTCAGGATACCCTTCTTATCCTTTAGAGTCAACAAACAGATCAGTAAAAGTAAGTAATTTTGATGATAATGAAGTTTTTATTGCTGATACAAATCATTCTTTTTTAAATGGTGAAAAAATATTTTTTGAGCAGAATCCATTAACAGTTACCACTGTAACCACCAAAACAGAAACGACAAATCCAGACGGAACAATTGAGACTGAAACAAATGTTTCAATTTCAACTTCATTTGGATTAGGAATAACTGATAGTCTAGGAAATTCAATTGAAAGCGGAGAATATCACACATCAATTGTAGGAATAAATTCATTTAGATTAGCAATTACTTTAGAAGAACTAAGAAGTGGAAATTTCTTAAAATTTAATTCACCAACAACAGGCATATCCACTGTAGTAGAGCAAACTGATGCTGATGCAACTACCATTATGGCAAATGATAGCACTAACTTTAGTTATTTAACTAAAACTTCAATAGTGCCTTCTGGAAGTGGTTCTGGAAGCAGTGGTGGATTTGATATGGGTGGACCATATTTACATTTCGCTGGATTTTCTGGAACAAGAAGTGCAGTATTGAATAAATTGGATGCCAGAAACTTTGAAAAAATAAAAGTTTATGCAAAAGTAGGAAATGATAGTAATGGTGGTGAGGATCCTGAAAGTTCTAACGAAGTTTTACAATTGGATTATGGAATTGAGGGTGATCTTTTTTCAAATTTTGCTGTAATTGGTACAATTATTCCAATATTAAGTAAAAATCCATCTGCACCTAATTATAATGATGGATCTTTAAAGGTATTTGAATTAGATATTCCAGATGAAGCTAAAAAAGAAAATGTATTTTTTAGATTAATTCAACCATCCAGTGATGGATCTAATTATGATCATTACGGTATTCAAAAAATTGAAATTACTGGAAGTGGAATTGCAGGAGTTACAACCACTACAACCACTTCTATAAGTGGAATAACTACTTGCATTATTACACCAAATGATTTAGCTAATAATATTTTATCAAATCAAAATCAATTTAAAAGAATATTAAAAACACCTGAAATTAGAGAATCAGAAGATAAGATAATTGGTCCTATAGGTGTTCAATTAAATGGAGTTGAGTTATATTCTCCTGTTTTAGAAGATTTTGTATGTTATGGTCAAATTGATGATGTCGTTGTAACAAATAAAGGAGAAAACTATGATGTAGTAAATCCACCTAATGTATCAGTTGCTAGTACTAATGGAAGTGGAGCAAAATTATACGGACATTTTTCTGGAAATATTTCAGAAATTGTTGTTACTCATCCTGGTTTTAACTATGTTGATACTCCTCAAGTTTCAGTAACAGGAGGAAATATAGATGCTTCGGGTAAAGCATTGGTGGGAGAAGCATACATGAGGGGTTTCATACATTCTTTCTCATTCAATGATATTTCAAATTTAGTAACTAATATAGATCTTGATAAAGATAGTGTTATTCATGGAGAGGATAAACCTCATAAATTTGAAAATGGTGAAGAAGTAGTTTATACAGCAACAGGAACTCCAATTGGAATTGGATCTACTGCTGTTGGTTTTGATACAAGTCGTTTGACATCAGGATCTACTTATTTTATTCGAAAAAATAGCGAAGCGTCTTTTTCATTAACTGTTAATAAAAGTGACGCTTTATCAGGAATCAACACAATAGATTTTAATGAATTTGGAACAGGAACTCACACTTTAAGATCTAAAAAAATTAGAAAAATAATTGATCGTATATCTCTACCAGAAACAGGAGTAAAGTATCAAAATAGAAAAGTAGTAGTTGATTCTAACATTTATCCACCAGAAGATCCAAAAGATAATTTAACAACATTTACTGGTATTAATAAGTACGATAATTATATTTTTGCGAAAAATCATGGATTTAGTGATGGAGATATTGTTGAATATAATTTTGATGGGACAATTATTTCTGGTTTATCTACAGAATCAATTTACAAAATTTCTGTAATTGATAGTAATAAATTTAAACTAAGCGATGCAGGTACAGCAACAACTATTACAAATTCTAATTACAATCAAAAAATATATGTTGATTTAAATAATATTGGTGTTGGAACACATACTTTCAGATATCAAGATATTGTTGTTAACATAAAAGGAAATGTAAGTGCAGGACTAGTTACTTCAACACTTCCATCTTATTATAACGCTACTGCTTATCCAATTATTGATGGTTCTTTAGATAATGTTTTCGTCCAAAATGGTGGTTCTGGATACGGAACAACTGATATTACAAATTATAATACTGCACCAACTTTAGCATTGGAAGGAGGACAGGATGCAGAACTAAGTCCAGTAATTGATAATGGAAAAATAGTAAATGTTTCAATTAACATTGAAGGCACTGGATATTCTTCTCCACCAATACTAAATGTTGTTGGCACAGGAACAACTTTTGGAAAATTTGCTAAATTAAAAGCAAATGTTTCAAGTGTAGGAGTTAATAGTATAACATCTGTTGATATTATTGATGGTGGAAAAGATTACATATCAGGAAAAACTTTCATAAACGTTGTTCCTAGAGGAGTTGATGCTAAGTTAAAAGCAAATGTTCATAAATGGAATATAAATGCAAGACAAAGATATTCTAGTGTATTAGGTAATGATATTTTTAAAGATACTACCCAAGTAAATGCTGAAGTTAAACTACAAAATAAAATAGTTGCTTTTTATGCAGGAGTTGAGTATAGAAAATCTCTTAATGATAATATTGATGAAGATAAGAAAGAAATTACACCACCTTCAAAACACTCTCCCATTTTAGGATGGGCATATGATGGAAATCCAATATATGGACCTTATGGTTATGCGGATCCTGTAACTGGTATTGGAGTAACACAATTATTCTCAAGTTACCAATTGAACAAAATTGAAGATAAATCTTTAAGACCTGATTTTGTTGACGGTTACTTTATTGAAGATTACTTGTATATTGGAGATAGGGAATTAGACCAATTTAATGGTAGATATGGACAAACACCAGAATTTCCAAATGGAACATATGCATATTTTACCACAGAAACTAAAACTTTATCACAATTCCCATATACTACATTTATTCATAGAAATAAAACTGATGCAGTTAATTATGATATAGATTATAAACAAACAGATAAATTTATTGATTCTGGTCTTTATAAAAGAAATGTATCACCATTAGGATTAAATGAAAAATTCAGAAATTATTTACCATTATCTGAATCTTTAGAAACAGATCCAGAACTAGAAGTTACTGCATGTTTACCAGGAAAAATAAATCAAATTACAACTTTTGAATCTGGCAGAGATTATAAAGTTGGAGACACTATCAATTTAAATGATTCTTTTGTAGATGCTAGTGTAGGTGAAATTCTAGGAAAAGAGATAAAAAAGGTTGAGGAAGTTGAAACTAATATCAATAATTTAAATTTTAGTGTTAAAGATAATGTTATCACTGCATCTGGTGATTCAATACATAATTTTTCAAATAATGACGTAGTTGAAATTTCAGGAATAACATCTTCTTCTTATTTTGGTATTCAAGGTCTTCAGAAAATAGAAGTTAATACAACTTCAACATTTGTCTCTGTTGCAATTGCAGATACGACATCAACAGGAATATCAACTTCCATAAAGTTAGATGTATCAACAAACAGTGGCAAATTTAAAGTTAATGATGTTATTCAAATTGATAATGAGAAGATGTTAATAATTGGTTTAGATAAACTTAATGACAAGTATGTGGTTTCGAGAATGCATGATAGTTCAGTGGGAGGAACACATAATATTGATTCTACAGTAAATAAATTAGAAAAATCTTTTACTTATAAAGTTTCTGGAAAAGAGATAAAAGATACAAACGTAAATGAAGAAAAAATAGCTTATGTAAATGTCACTAACTCCATTGGAATAGGGACAACATATACTAGTGTTGTAGTTGGAACTGCTGGAAGTAGTAATATTACTAAATCAATTCCACCTAGAGCAATTTATATTCCAAATCATAATTTTAAAAATGGAGACAAAGTATCTTTAGTTTCCATTGGTGGTACTATTATTGCATCAAAAAATGATTCTTTAACTCCTGATTTTAATTTATCAACAATAAATCCATTATATTGTGTCAAAATTAGTAATAACTATATTGGACTTTCAACAGAGAAGGTAGGATTTTTAACATCCTACGTTTATTACAAGAGTGTTCAGGACAATGATTTCTTTGGAAAAGAAGTTCAAATTAAAACTAATGAAAATAAATTAATTGGTAGTGCAAAAAGAGTAAATGGATTAGTTACACTCGGAACTAGTCATAGTATTTCTGTAGATGAAACAATACGTTTAAATATATCTCCAAATAGAACAGAAAAAATTAAATTCAAATTTGATGCTAATTTGAGAAATTTAATTGTTAACTCTAAAACCTTTGAAAATACTGGAATAGGAACAACTTTATCTACGATTACAATTCCAAATCATGAATTTGAAACTGGAGATGCGGTTTTATATAATGTTTCTACTGGATCTCCAATAAATGGTTTATCTGATAATAAAATATATTATGCTATTAGAATATCAGAAAATATTATTAAGTTATCTGAAACTTATAAAAAAGCAACTAAAAAACGCTTTGAATCGATAAACATTACAGGTATAGGAAGTGATGGCATTTTATCAAAAGTTAACCCCAAAATTCACATAACTAAAGGAAATACACTTGAGATTGATACATCAGATTCAAGTTTAAAAATAGATGGTGCTCCACTTAGGATAAATTTTTATAGTGATATTAATTTTAAAGATAAAATTAGTTCAAATTATATACAACAAAATGGTGAAATTGGAGATGGTAGTGATGACTCTAAAATTATAATTAGAACTAGTGATATATCATTAGAAAGATTTTATTACAGAGTAGAAAATGATAACTTATCAGATAATTTTGCAAATACTGACATACAAAATCATTCTACAATCGACATCATAGAGTCTAAATTTAACAGACTTCAAACAGTCACTGGAGTTGGAAATACAACAATAACATTTAATTCCAAAGTTGGAAGTGCAGAAACAACAACCTACAGTTCATATTTAAGTTCTGGATTTAGCACCGCTACTTATTCTACTAATGCGGTAAATGATCAAGGACCTATTACTAGTGTTAAAATTATAAACTTTGGAAAAAATACAAATGTCATACCATCTGTTACCTCAGTTGGTACGACTACTGGAATAAATGCTGTTTTTTCAGTGTTGTCAAATGATATTGCTAAGATAGAAGACACTGATGTAACTGTTCAAGGATGGGAATTTAGTAAAAATAAATCACTAAAACCAAAAGCAGACACATATGCTATTTTAGATTTAAAAAATACACTCACTCTAAAATCAATAGGAGTTTCTACTGGGGGAAGAAACTACACAACACCACCAAAAGTAATAGGTGTAGGAAACACTGTAATCACAACAAGATCTAGAATTGATGGTAATTCTGTAAGTGGTGTTGATATCATATCAAATGATAGTGGTTTACAAGAAGATTTGAGAATTATACCAACTTTTAACTCTAATGGAATTAATATAGTAAATGCAACTTCTGCTAGTAAAAATTTAACATTAGAATTAAAAGCACCAATAGGTGGTCAATTTACAGATGGACTTCCATTTGCAGTTGGAGATAAAATTTTTGTAGAAAATGTACAGATAAAAACTGTTCCTGGACTTGGAACAACAGATCTTGCTAGTTATAATTCAAGTGACTATGATTATCGTTTCTTTGAAATTATAGCTGTAAGTAATGGAAGTGCATCTGCTAACCCCTCTGTGACATATTCTATATCTGGAATATCAACCACTGAAGCAGGTAATTTTGATGGTAATTTTATATTTGGTAGAGTAACAAAAGCAGAAGATTTAGCATCATTTGAACCAGAGTTTCAAAGTGTAGAATATGTTAAAGGTGAGGTAATATCAATAGGAAACGGAAAAGCAACTGCTATTGTATCCGAAAATGGTTGGGATCCACAATCTAAAACCTTAAAAGTAACTGATATAGTAGGAAAAATTGATAATGGAGATGAAATAATAGGTTCTGTTAATAGTCAAAAAGCAATTATTAGTAATTTTAATACTTATGAATTTGATTTAGATGTAGATGTTTTTGCAGAATCTTTAGGATTTTGGAAAAGTGATAAAAATAAACCTAATTTTAGTTACGAAAGACTACATGACAATGATTATTATCAGAGATTTTCATATGCTTTAAGGGGTCAAGTAGACTATGAAACATGGAAAGAACCAGTTAATAGTTTAGGACATATATCTGGATACAAAAATTTTGCAGATTATGAAATTGTTTCAAATACTTTTGTTGGAGTTAGTACAATACCAAAATCAGATATTGAGTTTAGAGTTGAAATTTTAAGTGATGCATCTGTTCATGAACAATTCGATTATGATTTTGTATCTGAAGAAGAAACTTTGAGTAATATCATATCAAGAGAAGTACAGTTTGATCAGAAAAAATTAACTGATTACATTGAAGCTAAAACTAACAAAGTTTTATTATTGGATGATATAAGTAATCAATTTACAGGATTGTCTACAATAACTGGACAATTGGTAGGATTAAAGAATTTTACTATTAAATCTAGTGGTAAAGATATAATGCATCAAGTATTTGATCCTACAAGTTTAACTGTTGGTGGTAATACCATAAGTATTGTTGATCACGGTTTTACTGATGGAGAAGAATTGGAATATGCTCCAAATTCTGGAGGGTCAAGTATTGGAATTGTTACAACTAGTGCACCTGGAATTGCAGAAACAAGCATACTTCCATCAAAAGTTTTTGTTAATGTATCGGATGCTAATAATTTTTCACTAATAATAAAATCCTCAGAATCCGCTCCTGGATCAGCTGTTACATTTTCTAATGTTTCTGGTATAGGAAATCAACATACTTTATCTGTAAATTCAAAGGAAGCAAGTATAAGATCTTTAATTACAATCGATAATGTAATACAAAGTCCACTTGGTAAAAAATCTACAGTCCTTGGATTATCAACTAGTGTTGGTATTGGAAGCACTGAAATTTTCTTAAATGACATATCTAAAGTTTCAGGAAACAAATTATTAAAAATTAATGATGAAATAATGTTTACTGGTTTAGTTGGAATTGGTTCGACTAATTCTGTTTCTGTTGTTCGTGGATATATGGGAACTGTTGCTACTGCACATACGGTAGGTGCTGGTGTTAGCGAATTATATGGTGATTATAGAATATCTAAAGGTAATATTTATTTCTCTGATGCACCATACGGTCCCACAGGAATTGGCACTATTGCTGGTTCGAAAATAGAAGGTGGTGTGGTGGTTAATATTCCGAATGCAATGACCACAAGATCTGCATTTACTGGAAGAGTTTTCTTTAGAAAAAATGATGTTGCTGAAGGAAGACCAGGTAGTATGAACCGTGTTGTTGATGATATATCTGATAATTTTGATGGAACTACTAAATTATTTGATATGAAAGAAAATAGTGCTGTTCTTCCAGTTGGAATAACCACTTATGGTGGAGCACTACTAATTAATAATATATTCCAAAAACCATTCTTTGGTGATGTTGGATCAGTTAGAGAATCTGATTATAGAGTACAATCTCCTGTTGGAGGCGGTACAACAATACAATTCCTTGCGAACCCAGATATTGCTAGTGATACTACCGATATTCCTAGAGGTGGAAGAATCAATGAATTTTTAGTTGGTGTTGGTTCAGGATATCAGGTTCCCACTCGTGCTCTTGCTTATGCCAATATTGGCGTAGGTGGAACGATAGAATCAGTATCAATATCAACTCATGGTCAAGGATATATAAGTGCACCAAGAGTAGCAATTGGTGTCTCATATGCAAACTACGTACATAAATTTATTAGATCATTAGCAAATTCAATAAATCCAAATGTTGGTTCAAATAAAACACCTACATTTGCTGAATATGATTCATTTACTGGAGATTTACTTTTAGTAATTCCCAATCATGGTTTAACGACAACAAACACCATTCAAATTGTAGATAACTCTTTATTCTTTACATGTTCAAGAGATGGATATGTCAAAGAAAAATCATATCCAAGATCTACTGATCCAGCATCAGGAAAAAATTTAACTATTACAAATGCAACAACAAATACAATTATAGTTAATGTAGGTGCAGGTGCAGGTGTTGGTGCTGCGTTTACTTCAGTAGTAAGTGCAGCAGGTACGATAACAGCGATCAATGTTGTTAATCCAGGAACTGGATATACAGCAACAAAAGATGAACCATTTATCATAATAGACGAACCCACTCCATATAAAAACATACCTTTACTTGGTGGAAATGGATCTGGGGCAAAAATGGATGTTGTTGTTGGAACTGGTGGAAGTGTAATTGATTTTAATATTGTAGATCGTGGTACTGGATATGAAATTGGAGATAATTTAGTTCTTCATGGTTTACCAGTTCAGGTTGGAGTATCTACAATTCCATTTAATATCACAGTTAAGAGTAGATATCAGGATAAATTCTCTGGATTTACTTTTGGTGAATTAATTGAATTAGATGATTTTAGTAGTTTCTTTAATGGTTTTAGAAGATCATTCTTACTTACAAGAACAATTACAAATAAAGAATATTTTAGTATTGTTGCTGCAGATGGATCTGGTATTGTTTTAGCAAATAATCTTTTAGTATTTGTAAATGATATTTTACAAAAACCAGGAGTTGATTATGAATTTGAAGGAGGAACTAGATTTAAATTTACAGAAGCACCAAAAGCAGGAAGTAAATTTAAAATATATTTCTATAAAGGATCTGGAACTGATGTTGAATTTGTAGATGTTGATGAAACAATTAAACCAGGAGATATTTTAACTTTAGATGCATTTGACCAAGATAAAAATAACATAAATGAATTTCCAACTCAAGATCCAAGAGTAATATATGAATTAACTTCTGCAACTGTTGTGGAAACTCAAACTTATACTGGACCTGGTATATCATCAGATCCTGATTACCTTAGACCAGTAAGATGGAAAAAACAAACAGTTGATAAAATTATTGATGGAGAAAAAATACAAAAAAATAGAAATTTAAATACTTCACAACAGTATCCAGCAACTAATATTATTGCATCAATTAATCCAACTGACACAGTTTTTAGTGTTAAAGACATAGTATCTTTCAGTGGAATTGACAATTTAAGTGAAACACAAAATAGTATAAAAATAATAGATCAAAAAGAGACACAAGTTGCCATAGCCACAGCCACTGTAGATTTAGCAACCGAAAAAGTTTCTACATTAACCTTAATTAATGCTGGATTCGGATATACAACTGCACCAATGGTTGCTATTCAACCACCAAATGATGTAGGAACTGGTGTTACTGCTACAGGAGGTGCCACAATTGATGGAAATGGTGTTGTAACTGGAATTGCCATTACAAATCCTGGTGATGGATATACATTTAACCCACAATTAGTTATTGAACAACCAAACATACAGTATGATGAAAAACATTCTAATATTTCTTTCAATGGTGACAGAGGCATAATTATCGGAATAAACACAGCTGAAAATGGTTCGAACTCTGGAGTATCCACCAATTCGCCAGCACTAACTTTTGATATCATTCCAACTAAACAATTACCAGGTGCACCTTCTACTAAATCTGGAATTGTTACTGGTCAATATATTGTAATTCAAGGAACTTCTTTTGGTGATGGTATAGTATCAATTGGAACTCACACCAGTAAAATAGTTTCTGTTGGAAATTCATTTGCTGATAACGTATATCAAGTCGGTCATTATCAAGATGTTGGAACTGGATCAACAGTTAGAAGAATTATCTGTAATATAAATACAGCATTGTCTGGAATTAATACAAATACTGGTGTAACCACCAATCGTTTCATTGGTAATTATAGTTGGGGAACAATTACAGTGGCTGGAAGTAGAAATGGTAAATCATTTGAATTTTACAATCAAAATGGATTATTAGGTATTGAAACTTCTGCTCATATTAGTAGATCACTCCAGTTAAAACAGGTTTATTAATTTCGAGTATAAATAATCAAAAAATGAAACTGATTACTAAAAGAAAATGCCAGCAATAATAACAGATCAATTTAGAATAGCAAATGCACAGACCTTTGTTCAGAGTTTTTCTGGTATTGGTACAACATCGTATTATTATGCTTTTTTATCACATCCAGAGGGAAATCAAAGTATATTAGATGGAGTTACACTTCAGAATTATAAATCTATAACTGGAACAACACCTGATGTTCCAAAAGATTCTTTTCAACAAGAAAATTTATATCATGACACCATGTTATTTGCAAAAAGAATAACATCCTCCGATATAGCACTAGTCATACCAAATAGACCTTGGACATCAGGAGAAACATACGATATGTATAGGAATGATATTGATATTGACAATAGAACAAATGTAACTAGTTATACTAATCTATATGATTCCAGATTTTATGCTGTAAATGATGAATTTAAAGTTTATATTTGTATTAATAATGGGTCAATAGGTGATGAAAATGGAAAATTAATAGCAAAGAAATCTTTACAGAAACCAACACATGTGGATTTATCTCCACGTCCAGCTGGTGATGGGTCTGATGGATACTTGTGGAAATACTTATTCACAATAAAACCAGCAGATATTATAAAATTTGGTACGGATGACTTTATACCAGTTCCTTCTAATTGGGGTGACAGCAATAGTATTGAAGTAAAAAATGCTGCAAAAGATGGTAAAATTGAAACTGTATTAGTAAAAAAACAAGGACAGGGATATAAATTTGGTGCTTCAAGTAGCACAGTTATTGATAATGTTCCAATATATGGCGATGGAGATGGAACTGCAACTGCATCAGTAACAATTTCTGCTGGAAAGGTAACTCAAGTTGATGTGACAAAGGGTGGAGAAGGATATACTCGTGGACATCTTGAACTGAATAGTTCATCTAGAGATCAGGTAAATAAAGGTCCAACTGATTCAGGTCAAGCAGAATTTCAAGTTATAATTCCACCTCAAGGTGGTCACGGTGCTGACATTTACAGAGAATTAGGTGCTTTTAGAGTTCTTTTACATTCTAAATTTGATGATACAAAAGATGATTTGCCAGATTATGTAACTAAAAATAATTTTTCCAGAGTTGGTATTATCAAAAATCCGATTAAACAAGATGCCACTGGGTCTTCTTCAGTTTTGCTAAATACTACGACTGCAACAACTCTTGGAGCAATAAAATTAGCTGGTGATAGTGCATCTACCGAATATCCAATTAATAGATTAATAACTCAAACACAAACTAATGGCGACGTGGCAGTTGGATATGTAGCAGAATTTGATAAAAATACTAACGTTCTAAGATACTATCAACCAGTTGGATTATCAACATTATCCGATTATGGATACAAGTTAGTTGATTTTAAATCTGAAGCAGTATCGATTCAAGGATCAGGTGTTGTAAATCCACTACAGGTAGATACTGGTTTCAATGCTTCCAGTGTAAATGATGTAAACGTTGGTGTTTCTTTTGTTAATGGAATAGCAAAACCAGAAATTAAAAAATATTCTGGAGATATTATCTACATTGATAATCGAAATAAAGTTACAAGATCTTCTACTCAGAAAGAAGAAATTAAAATCGTAATAGAGTTTTAAAAAATGTCCCAAGTTACAAATTTAAATATAGCACCTTACTATGATGATTTTGACGCAAGTAAAAATTATAGGAAGGTTTTATTTAAACCAGGATTTCCAATACAATCTAGAGAATTAAGTACTTTACAATCAATTCTTCATGAGCAAATTGAAAAATTTGGACAACATTTTTTCAAAGAAGGTTCAATGGTTATTCCTGGTGGAACCATTGTTGATTTAAGTTACTTTGCGGTTAGAATTGATCCATTTTTTCTCAATATACCAGTAAAAGAATACACAAAATATTTGGCAGATAATAAAATAGAAATACAAGGTGAAATTTCTGGAGTTAAAGCGACTGTAGTTAATAGATTAACAGACGGTGAATCTGTAGATCAATTTGATACTTTATATTTAAAATATACAGCATCTGGTGATGATGGAGTAACCAAAACATTTTTAGATGGAGAAAATTTAATTACTTTATCTGATATTGAGTATTCTAACACTCGAATAACTGCAAATAGTTTTTTTGCAAGAACAATAATATCAGATTCAATTAAAACAGGTTCATCAGCATCAATAAGCGAAGGAATTTTCTTTATTAGAGGTTACTTTGTACAAGTTCCAGCTTCAACCGTAATTTTAGATCAATATGAAAATCAACCAAGTTATAAAATTGGATTATCAATTAATGAGGAGTTAGTATCTGCTTCATCACAGAATTCTGATTTGTTTGATAATGCAAAAGGATATTCAAATGAAACTGCTCCTGGTGCAGATAGATTTAAAATATCTGCAATTTTATCTAAAAAATTACTAACAGATAACGATGATTCTGATTTTGTAGAACTAATTCGTATTGAAGATGGTGTTACAAAAGAGCAAGTTAAAAAGACAGAATATAATGTATTTAAAGATGAGTTGGCTAGAAGAACTTTTGATGAATCTGGAAATTATTATATTGAACCCTTTTCAGTTGATATTAGAGAAACATTAAATAATCGAATTGCAAACAGAGGATTATATTTTTCAAATCAAATTACTCAAAATGGAAATACACCATCAGATGGTTTATTTACAATTCAAATTTCTGAAGGAAAAGCATATGTTAGTGGATATGAAATTGAAAAAACATCAACAACATCAATTGATTTACCGAAACCAAGAACAACAAAATCAATAGAAAACGTTACACTTCCAATTAAAATTGGAAATATCGTTGTGGTAAATAATATTTTCGGAACTCCGCAGATTGGTTTTAGTACATTTGTACATTTATTAGACAAAAGACTCACATCATCAAAAGGAAAAGATTCTACTGCAACTTTAATTGGAAAAGCAAGAGTTTATGATTTTAATCAATATACAGGAACAAACTATCAATTAAGATTATTTGATATTGAAACTTTTACAAAAGTTTCATTGGCATCAACAAGTTCTGCTGTTGTTGGAGATCATGTAGAGGGAAAATTTAGTGGTTCTGCTGGATTTGTCAATGAACAAACAGGAACAGGATCTGTTTTAACTTTAACTGATGTAAGTGGAGAATTTCAGATAAATGAACCAATTCTTGTAAATGGAATTGAAGTTGGAAGTAATATTGGAACTGTTAGTGATTTTGAATTTGCTGATATTAAAGCAATTCATAGTGATAGAGGAATCGGTGCAGGTAGCAAAACTTTTGCTGCTGATTTAGAATTAAGTCATAGTAAACAGGTATTTCAAACAGGTGCAGAGTTTCAAATTAGTGTGTTGAGTGGTGGTATTTCAACAGTAACAGGACCTTCTGTTTCGGATTTTAGATCACTAGTTAAAGTTGGTGATATTATTAGTTACAGTTCATCTTCAAACCTTACTAATGTTGATCCAACTTTTAATCGAGTAAGTGGTTTTGGTATAGGTGGAACTAATTTTACAATTCAAAATGTTGCTGATGTTTCTGGTATATGCAATGGAGGAGTTGTTGGTAATTCTTCACCAACTGATATTTTTGTTCGTGTTCCATTTTTAAGTAAAGGAAGTAATCCTGGATTTTTAATTCCATTTAAAGAAGAAAATATTGCATCTTTAAATCTTTTAGATAGTAATTATATAACAAGAAAAGTATTTAAGGTAAATGCTAGTGGGCAACAAGTAGTTTTAAATTTATCATCTCATGGTGATAATTTATTTTTTGAACCGTTTTCAATAACAAATTATCTTGCAACAAAAGATAGTAATGGAAATAGAATAACATTAAGGGAACCACAGTTTGTTTTTAGTAATAATAATCGTACCTTAACTATCAGTTCACTTGGAGTAACAGGAAATGTTACTGTGACTGCTACTGTGAAAAGAACTGTATTTTCTTCCATCGAAAAAAATATAAATCGCTGTGCAAGTTTAGTAATCAACAGATCAAATGATGCTTCCTCTGGTCTCACAACAACAACTCTGAATGATGGTTTAACTTTCAGTAGAGTTTATGGAACAAGAGTTCAGGATGAAGAAATATCTTTAAATGTTCCTGAAGTACATCGAGTTTTAGATATTTTTGAATCTGATGATGATACTAATCCAAATGAACCATTTTTTGTAGTGTCTTCACAATCAGAAGGATTTACAGGTAATGTTATTGTTGGTGAGCAAATAATTGCAGAGGGATCTGGTGCTGTTGCTCGTGTAACTGATGTAACAAATAATACTAAAATAAAATTTGTATATGAAAATGATAAAACATTTGAAGTTGATGAATCTATAACTTTAGTAACTTCAGGAATTGTAGCAGTTATTTCTAAATTAGATTCTGGTGATACAAGTATTGTTGATAATTATATTTTAGATAATGGTCAAAGACAAGAGTTTGCTGATTATGGAAAAATAGTTCGAGAAAAAAGTGCAGCTGCACCTAATAGAAAAATAAAAATCATATTTGATCACTTTACAAGAAGTGGAATTAGTACTAATGGTACTGTAGAATCAATTAATAGTTATAATACTCTAGATTATTCAAATGAAATTCCAACTATTGATGGAAAAAGTGCATCTGATATTATAGATTTGAGACCAAGAGTTGCACCATATGATACATCTAGCACAAAATCTCCATTTGAATTTGGTAGTAGAGATTTTAGTGCATCTGAAACTGAATCATTAGTTTCTAATCAAAGTGTTGTTGTTGATTATTCCTATTATTTGGGTAGAATTGATAGAGTATATTTAACAAAAGATGGACTCTTTGATGTAGACGAAGGAACACCTTCAAGATTTCCAAAACCACCAGAAAAAAATCCAGAAGCGTTTGAAATTGGTACAATAACTTTACCACCGTATCTAATAAATGCATCAACTGACACTCAAACAGCATTGAAATCTCATAAGAGATACACAATGAAAGATATAAACAGTTTAGAAAGTAGAATTAAAACACTTGAAGAATATACAACGCTATCTCTTTTAGAAACAGATACTAAAAATCTTTCAATAAAAGATCCAAATACAGGACTTGATAAATTTAAATCTGGATTTTTTGTAGATAATTTTACTAGTCATAAAAAATCTAGTATGAATCGAGGTGAAAGAAATTTTGATATTGATCGAGAAGCTGGTGAGTGTAGACCAAAATCAACAGAAAGAACTGTTAGTCTTAAAATAGAAACAAAATCATCAAAAGCAGATCCAGTTAATGCTGATTATGCTTGGATAACAGACTTTGAGGATTCAAATATTACTCGAAATGCTCAAGGTCTAACTTTAAAATATGATGAAGTAGAATTTATAAATCAACCTTTTGCAACAAGGGTTGAGAATCTAAACCCTTACCATATTGCTCTGTACGCTGGTAGTATCGTTCTAGAACCATCAGTTGACTATTGGGTAGAAGAAATACCTTTGGGAACTCCTGCGGTCTTTGAAGACACTTCTGCTTGGGATGCAATGGCTGACATGTATGGGGTGCAAGATCGTGAAAATGGTGGAATGGCATCAAGTTTCTGGAATTCTCATGAAGTAACATGGAGTGGAAGAGAAGAAGTAGTTAAAAGAGAACGTTTTAATGTTAAAAGAACTGTGGATACAAGTGAAAAGAAATTGAGAAGATCTAAACATCCACATATTAGAAGAATTACGACTAGAAATATTAATCTTAAATTTGATGTAGAAAGAACTCTTGAGGAAAAAGGTGAGGAAAGAGAATTTGGATTTGAGGTTACTCCTCAATATGAAACAGTTAGTTTAGGTAAGAAAGTTATTGGAACAGAAATTCTTTATAACTGTAGATCAAGAAATATAGAAGTCACTTCTACAAGATTAAAACCAAATACAAAATTCTATGTTTTCATGGATAACATAGATATCACATCATATTGTGTTCCTAAACTTTTACAGGTTTCAATGACAAGGGGAACATTTGCAACTGGTGATATCGTAGAAAGTTCTACAGAGGTAACTAATCTTCTTGGTTTTGGTGAAACTCCAGACATAATGTTCAGAGTTGCAAAAGAAAATCACAAAACAGGACCTTTTAATGCTCCAACAGAGACATATAAAAATGAACCATATACAAAATCTGCTTTATCTGGTAGTTATTCAAGTAGTAGTACTATTTTAAATATAGACACTGCTGGACTAGCATTAGAAGTTGAACCAAATCAATTGGGATGGGTCAGAAAGGGAATGACTCTAGCATCACAAAATGGTAATGCAGAAGCAGATATAAGTGATCTTTCTCTAGTTACTGATGAAAAAGGAGCATTAACATTCTCATTACATATACCTGATCCAAAAATTCAAAGTAATCCTAAATTTACCACTGGAACTAATACTATTAGATTGACCACTAGTCCTACTAATGAAAGTAAATTAGATCCTGGTGAATGTTCTGCAGAGGCAACTTATAAAGCATCTGGAATTGGGGAAATAACTCAAGAACAAATTTTATCAATTAAAACTGCTAATGTTGAGAGAAAACAGATTGGAGATGCAAGAGTTCTTTCCAGAATGAGAACAGAGACTGAAAGAAATAAAGAAGAAACAAGAGTAACACAGAATGATACTGGTTGGTATGATCCATTAGCACAATCATTCTTGGTAGAAGCAAAGTATCAAGATGGTCTTTTTGTAACTGGTGGTAATTTATACTTTAAAACTAAAGACGATAACGTTCCTGTTACAGTTCAAATTAGAACTATGAGAGATGGAACTCCTACAACGACTATAGTTCCATTTGGTGAGATGAATATTGATCCAGCAGATATTAATTTATCTGATGATAGCACTGTTCCTACACCTTTTAAATTTCCAACTCCAGTTTATTTGAAATCAGGAAAAGAGTATGCTCTAACTTTGGTTGCACCTACAGAAAAATATAATCATTTTATAACTCGAATGGGTGAGGAAGATCTTATATTACAGGCAATAAGTAATCAACAACCATATTTGGGATCTTTATTTAAATCACAAAACCAATCAACTTGGACACCAAGTCAATTTGAAGATTTAAAATTCACTTTAAATAAAGCAAAATTTGTAACTAATACTCCATCAAGTTTTATATTCTATAATAATCAGTTAGATTTTGGTAAAATAAGAAAGAAAAATCCAGTAATTGCATATTCTAAAACACAAAGAATTTCAATTCAAGGTGCAACTACGCCAACATTTATTAAAGGACACGAATTAAAACAATCTACAAATACTGGTCGTATTGTTTCAATTGGTGCTTCTGTTCAATCTGGAACATCTGGTTTGACATTTGAAGGAAATACTGGTATTGGTTTAACAAACGGTACATTTGCTGGTATTGGTGCTAGTTCAGTAACGGGAATTGGAACTGGACTTGAAGCAACTGTAACTGTTAGTGGTTTATCTGTAAATTCTATTAATGTCACGAATGGAGGTACAGGTTATCAAGTTGGAGATGCATTAGTTTTTGATAAAGTAGGAAATACAGGATCTACTGTAAGAGCATTTGTTGGTATTGTAAGTAATACTAATTATTTGGTAGTTGATCAAGTTGATAAAAACTTTGTTTCTAGTTCTAGTGTCACACATGTTGCAACTGATGGAACTAATACAATAATTCCTGCAAACAGAGTAGAATCTGTAGTATCAGATCCAATTAAAGATGGGTTTACAATGGAATTTGATCATCGAAATCACGGAATGCATGGTTCAAATAATAAAGTTCAAATTGAAGATTTTGAAGGTGATAGTAAATCAACCGATATATCAGAAGATATTTTGTTTGATTCAACTAGTATAAGTGTAGAATCGGATCAAAATTTTGGTACTTTTGAAGGTGCTGCTGTAGGTAGTGCACACACAGGATATGTAAAAATTGGAAAAGAAATTATTGGATACCACGGACCTGTATCTGGAAATGTTATTAATGGAATTTCTGAAAGAGGAGTTGATTCTAGTTTAATAGCAACTCATAGAGCAGGAAAAAGAAAAATTAGCAAATATGAATTTAATGGCATATCTTTAAGAAAAATTAATAAAGTCCATAATATTGATGGTTCAAGAGATCGTACATTTAACAGTTATTATGTTAAATTAAATGATGCTACAACAAATAAACCATTTAAAAGAACAAAATCAGGTGGAGGAAGTAAATTAAGAGTATCTCAAAATATTCCTTTTGAAGCAATCGATCCAAGAATTACAATGATAAATCCAACTGGAACCTCGGTTTCTGCAAGGATTAAAACAACTTCAGGAAGTAGTGTGAGTGGAACAGAAGCATCATTTACTGATAAAGGTTATGAAGATATAACCCTTAATAAACTGAATATTCTAGATGATCCAAGAATAGTTGCATCAAAAGTAAATGAGTTAAATCTATTGAATAATGAAAAATCATTTGCTTTGGAAGTAGTTCTTTCTTCTTCGAAACCAGATGTTTCTCCGATGATTGACTTAAACACACCAAATATCATTCTTATAAGTAATTTGGTTGATGATCAAGTTTCTAACTATACAGAAGATAGAAGATCAAGAGTTCAAGGAGAAGAACCAAATAGTGCTGTATATATTACCAATAGAATCAATTTAGAATTCCCATCAAATTCATTATATGTTCAGTTTGATGGTCATAAAGATGATGATTCAGACTTCCGTGTCTTCTATAAATTACACAGAAGTGATCTTCCTCAAAAACAAGTATACAATCCATTTAATTTAGATGGTTCACCAGATACTTTTGTAGATCCAAATGTTAAGTATAACGGATTTAGTGAGTATAAGTATACTGCAGAAAATCTACCACAATTTACTTCCTTTACCATTAAAGTTATTATGACATCTAAAAATCAAGCAAATGCACCAAGATTTAAAAACTTTAGAGCAATTGCTTTACGTTCATTTGATGTAGATTAATGAAAAACAATTTTATAAAAGTAAAGTCTGATGTTTCTTTAGTTAGAGATATAACATCTGACGCTATTGTAAATCGAAATAAAAGTGAATTTGATAAATTCAATAACTTATCAAAAATAAAGTATAAAGAAAAGCAAGAGTTTAATCAAGTAAAAACTGATTTGAGTGAAGTTAAACAGGAATTAAAAGAATTAAAAGAACTTTTAAAATCAATCGTACAAAATTGAATTATAAATATATCAAGATAGATTCTATTAAATTTAATAATGGCAGCATATATCAGCAATATCGTAATTGATGCAGGGGCTGACTTTCAGCAAATTTTCACTCTTGAGGGTGCTAATAACTCTGCATTAAATTTGACTGACTATACTGCAACTGCAAAAATAAAGAAACACCCTGCTTCTTTAAATGATACAGCTACTTTTTCTGTTTCTTTTCCAAGTCGATTGCAAGGGCAATTAAAATTATCTCTTGGTAGTGCAACTACTAAAGATATAAAACCTGGTAGATATAGTTATGATGTTTTATTGGTAAGTGATGCAGGAATTAAATCAAGAGTCATCGGTGGTAGTGCAATAGTTACTGCTGGAGTTACCCGCTAAAAAACATGTCAGATATCAATGTAAGAGTTGTTTCACAAGATACAACTCAAGTCAAATTAGGAACTCAAAATGCGATAAAAGTATTGTCAAGTTCTTCTGGAGGTGCAGGAACATTAGGTGGTTTAGCTGATATTGATATATCAGGTGGACTGGCAAATGGGATGGTTCTTGTATATAATTCAGGAACATCAAAATGGGAAGCTACTTTAGAATTAACGCCAGGTGAAACACAGAATTTAAACATCAATGGGGGAAGTTTTTAAATGGCTAGTATAATAAGAGTAAAAAGATCAACGGGAACTGCTGCTCCAAGTTCTCTAAATTTTGGTGAATTAGGACTTACAATTGGTGTTGGAACTCATGGTAATAAAGGTGGTAGATTATTTGTAGGTGATAGTAATGATGATGTAAGGGAAGTAGGTGGTAGATATTTTACAGATTTATTAAGTATTGCACCAGGTTTAGTTGCAGGTCAAGTTAACCCAACAACTGCTGCAAATGGTTTTGCTGTAATTTTAGATTCAAATAGAAAAGTAGATCAATGGAATGTAGATAATTTAACTTTAGACGGGAACACTTTTTCTTCTACTAATACAGATGGGGATATAGTTTTAAATCCAAATGGAACTGGAGAAATAAACATTCCAGACGATACTTTCTTAAGTTTTGGTGATGGGAAAGATGCAAAAATTGAGTATGATGAAACTGGCACTGATAAAGTTCAAGTAACAGGTGCTGGATGGGTATACAATGGTATTCCTGTAGAATTTCAAGGTGGTGGCGGTATAGTAATTGATAATATTGGAATATCTTCAAATGTAATTTCATCAAAATCTGGTGCATCAAATACTTTATTCATTGATCCATATCCAGATGGATTGGATAGTGATGGATTAGTTGTTATTAAAGGTAGTCTTCAGGTTGATGGAACAACAACTAATGTTAATTCCACAACAGCGACTGTTAACGACTCAATGATTAATTTGGGTGATATAACTAGTCAAAGAACAATTATGGCTCCAGTTGTTTCTGGAGTATCAACAGTAAAACTTGATTCACTTGTCGGAATTAATACTGGAGATTTAATTAGTGGTCATCCATCTTTACCTACTCCTACAGGTACTCCAATAACTCAATATAATGTAGAAGTTGGAATTGTTACATTTACAGGAACTACTAATGATGGTATTAGTACAACAACACAATTAACAGTCACTCATGCATTTGATACTAATACAGATAGAGGTGTATCATTTAACTATAATACAAGCACAGGAGTCGCAGGTATCAAAACTGGATTCTTCGGATATGATGATACTCACTCAAGATGGACATATATTCCTGATGCTAATATTACTGGTGGTGTTGCGATTGGTACTAAAGGTTTCCTAGATATTAAAGGAATATATTATCAAGCTGGAGATTTTTCAACTAGTGGTGTTGTTTACTTTGATTCAACTGGATTGCAGAAATCAACTGTGGCACCAGGTTCAGGAATCTCAACATCAAATGCAATTTTGACAACTGATGCAAGTGGTGTTCCTACTTGGACTTCGACAATTGATGGAGGCGAATTTTAAATTATGGATAGTGAAGTTGATGTGAATATATTAATTAATCGATATCATCAAAAATTATCAACATTAGTTAATCAAAACATTTTATTAGAAGCCAAAATTGAATCTTTAACTAGAGATTATTCTATTTTACAAGAAAAATTAAGTAATTACGAAAATCAGGATACAGAGAATGAGTAAACCTAATTCCAGAGCAACACTTAAAGACTACTGTTTAAGAAGACTAGGATATCCTGTTTTGGAAATAAACGTAGATGATGATCAGATAGATGATCTAACTGATGATGCGATTCAATATTTTCAAGAAAGACATTTTGATGGTATTGAAAGAGTATTTTTAAAGCATAAGTTAACAGCAGCAGATATTGCAACAGCAAAAACAACACAGACTACATCATCATCAACAACTGGTATTAATAATGGTATTACTTCATCTGGAAATTCAGACAGTTTTCTTGAAACAAATAACTATTTAAAACTACCAGATCATGTAATTGGTGTTGAAAAAGTATTTAAAATGGATCAAAACACAATATCTAGTGGTTTGTTTAATATTAAATATCAGATATTTTTAAATGATCTTTATTATTATGGTGCACTTGATCTTATGAATTATGCGATGACAAAAACATATTTGGAAGATTTAAGTCGTCTTATAACTCCAGATACTCAAATTAGATTTAATAAAAAACAACACAATTTGTATATGGATATTGATTGGAATCAAATCAGTGCCGATACTTTTCTTATTTTGGATTGTTATCGATTAGTCGATCCTGGTACTGCAACAGATGTTTATAATGATTTTTGGTTAAAAAGATACTTAACTGCTTTGATTAAAAAACAATGGGGACAAAATTTAATTAAGTTTCAGGGTGTAATGTTGCCTGGTGGAATTCAGTTGAATGGAAGACAGATATATGATGATGCTATTAAAGAAATTGAAGAAATTGAATACTCACTCAAGACAGAATACGAATTACCACCTCTTGACCTAATAGGATAATGTTATGCCACTTTCTCCGTATTTTCTTCAAGGGTCAACAAACGAACAAAGATTAGTTCAAGATCTTATAAATGAACAATTAAAAATTTATGGACAGGATGTTGTATATCTTCCTCGAAAGATTGTAAATAAAAATACAATCATGAAAGAAGTGACTGCATCAACATTTGATGATGCATTTCGAATGGAAGCATATTTGGTTAATTATGAAGGATTTGAGGGTTCTGGAGATGTATTATCAAAGTTTGGTATTCAAACAACTGATGCAGTATCATTTGTAATATCAAAGGAAAGATATGAAGATTTTATCAGTCCCTTCTTGACTGTTGATACTTCATATCAATTGGCAAGTAGACCAGAGGAAGGAGATTTAATATACTTACCTTTAGATAATACTATGTTTGAAATAAAGTATGTTGAAGGTAAAAAACCATTTTACCAGTTGAATAACTTATATGTTTATACTTTAAGTTGTGAAGTAATGGATTACGCTCTCGATGAGCAAATTGATACAGGAATTGAAGATGTTGATAAAGCAGCTGTAGAATTTGGATTTACCACTAAATTAACTATGGTTGGTGTAACTGCTGCTACAGCAACAGCAACCGCACAATTAGCAAAAGACCTAAGTCTCCTTACGACTGGAAATTCTGTTAATCGTATCGATTTAATCAATGACGGAACTGGATATACCATTGCACCTTTAATTGGTATATCTACAGCACCAACTAATGGTATTAATGCAACTGCAGTTGCAATTATGACAAGTCGAACTGGACAAACTGGACAGTCAATTGATCGAATTGAAATAACAAATCCAGGATATGGATATACAGAAGTTCCTACAATTACAATTCGAAGTCAAAATGCCTTTGGAACAGGTGGAATAGCAACTGCATTAATATCACCAACCTCAATTGGAGCACCAGTTATCACAGGTGGTGGTAGTGGATATGCATTCCCATCTGAGATATCACCAACAGTTACATTTACACCACCATCCTCAAGAGCAACTGCAATTGCGACAGTTTCCTCTGGATCAACAGTTATAAATGCATTAACCATAACCAGTCCTGGCGTTGGATATACTGGAGTTCCAACCGTTACAATATCTGCTCCTACGAGTGGAATTACAGCAATCGCAACTGCTACAGTAAGTGCTGGTGGAACTATTACAGGATTGACAATAAACAACGCTGGAACAGGATATACTTCATCTTCTGCACCTACAGTTACAATCAGTAATGAAGTTGGTATTAAGACTTGGACTGGAGAACTTGCAGAGGCAGTGTCATTCTTGAATACAAATGGAGAATTAAATGTAATTAGATATACAAACGCTGGTGTTGGATATACTGCAGGAAGTGCTCCAGAAATAACAATAAGTTCTCCAACAAAGGCAGGATTATCTACAGGAGATTACTTATTCAAGGAGATGGTTAGAGGAGTTTCTACAGGAACAACTGCATTTGTATCTGATTGGGATAGAGATACAAGAGTTCTTAAAGTTACAACATCATCTGGAACTTTCCTCACTGGAGAAACAGTTGTTGGTATTGGCACGACAATGAATGGATCAGATTCACAGTATGTAATTCAAAGCAAAACAGATGAAAATGATGATGATACTTTTGGAGATAATCTCACTGTAGAGACTGAAGCAGATGCAATTATTGATTTTTCCGAAGACAATCCCTTCGGAGATTTCTAAATAGTTTGGATAGTAAATTATAAAATCATGTTGGGAACATATTATTATCACGAAATAATTAGAAAGACTATCATAGCTTTTGGTACTCTTTTTAATAATATTGAAATTAAACATAAAACACAATCAGGAGGACCTCATTCTACTGTTAAGGTTCCGATTGCTTATGGTCCTACAGAAAAATTTGTTGCAAGATTAGAACAAAGACCAGATTTAAGAAATAGAGTTGCAATAACTTTACCTCGTTTATCATTTGAAATGGATGGAATATCTTATGATGCGACAAGAAAAGTTTCAACAATGCAAACTTTTAAAGCATTTACAAGAGATGGATCAAAAAGTGCAAGAAAAGTTTTTATGCCAGTTCCTTATAATTTAAGTTTTAAGTTATATGCGATGACTCAATATAATGAAGACTCTCTCCAAATTATTGAACAGATATTACCATTCTTCCAACCATCATTTAATTTGACTGTAAATTTAGTTTCTTCAATAGGAGAAAAAAGAGATATACCAATGATATTAGATTCAGTAAATTTTGAAGATAATTATGAAAGTGGTATGGATGAAAAAAGAGTTATTATTCATACTCTTGGATTTACTGCTAAAACATTCTTATTTGGTCCTGTTGCTGATAGTGCAAGTGGATTAATCAAAAAAGTTCAGGTTGATTATAATACAAATACTACAAATAGAAAAGAGTCTTCAAGACAACTCCGATATATTGCAGAACCAAGAGCATTGAAAGATTATAATGATGATGGAGTTACATCTCTTGCTGAAAATATAGATAAAAAAGTTAAGAGTTTCTTGGTATCAGATACATCAAGTCTCACCACAACCACTTATGTTGCAATTGATAATGAACTAATGTATATAACTGCAATTGATGGTAACAAGATAACTGTAAGACGTGGTGAAGATGGTACAATTATAGATACTCATACAAGTGGAACAAATGTTGATGCAGTAAATGCTGCAGACGATGCTCTAGTTGAACTTGGAGATGACTTTGGATTTAGTGAACAACGTTTTGATTTTAGTGATGGAAAAATTTATAGTCCAACAAAAGGAGTTGATGTATGAGTAAATTTGACGAAATAGATGAATTTTTGGAAGTAGAAGCAATTGATTCTCCAATAAATTCAAAGGAACCAAAAAAAGGTGAGATTAAAAAGAAAAAAGATGATGAAACAATCGACTATGAATATACAAGAGGTAATTTATATTCTTTAATCGAAAAAGGTCAAGAAGCACTTGATAGTATTTTAGAAGTTGCACAAGAAGGGCAACAACCAAGAGCATATGAAGTGGTTAGTCAATTACTTAAGAATGTTGGAGATACTACAGATAAGTTAATGGATCTCCAGCAAAAGAAAAAAGAACTTACAAAAGATGATAATAAATCGCCAACAACTGTAAACAATTCTTTATTTGTTGGATCAACTTCAGAACTATCTAAATTATTGAAGAAAGGAATAATAAATAATAAAGTGGAGAATGAAGAAGAATGAAGTCGTTCAACGAATTTATACAAGAAAGTAGTTTAACAAGATTGAAAAGCAAATCCGATAAAGGAGGAATGGCTGTTCTTTCTGGAAGTCGTGCTGACAAATCTGCAAAAGAAAATAAAGCAAGAGCAAAGCAATTAGATAAAGATATTCGTGGTAAAGGTTTACCAGGTGCAACTAAAGTAACTGGTAGATATGATGAAAAAGATAAAAAAACAGGGAAGGTAACAAAAGTCAAAGAACGTTCTCACGTTGTAACTTCTGGTAAGATGGGTAAGAGAAAGTTTAAAAAAGCAATCAAAGCACTTGGTAAAAAATATGATCAGGATGCAGTAATTACACAAACAAAAGGTGGTGGAGGTGCTACACTCAAGAGAACTCGTAAAGGTGCACTACCAAAAAGAAATATTAAAATTGGTAAGATGAGACCAGGTAGAACTGGTGAAATGGATACTAAAATTAAAGGTAAAACATTTACTTATGAATCATCATATCTTCGTGTTCAACAAAGAGGTAGAACTTTTTCAATCGTTTTAAATTGGAAAGGAAGACTTTTAAGTACACAAATGTTCTTTCCACAATTTACAAGACCAACAAAAGAACAAGTAACTTTTGAAATTAATAAAGTATATCCAGGTGCTATGGTATACTATTATAATCCTATCGAAAAAGATCCATCGCAACCGTTGGTGTTTGCTGGAAGAAGTTAAAAGTTTTAATTATGTCTGATAATGTTTATCTTGGTAATCCAAATTTAAAAAAAGCAAATACACAGATTCAATTTTCTGCGAGGCAAATTGAAGAGTTTGTTAAATGTAAAAATGATCCATTATATTTTACACAGAAGTATGTAAAAATAGTCAGTCTTGATGAAGGATTAGTTCCTTTTCAACCATATAAGTTTCAAGAAAAATTAATTAAAAGATTTCATAAGAATCGTTTTAACATTTGTAAGATGCCTCGTCAGACTGGTAAGTCTACGACTG